GGCCGTCGGCGCGTCGCTCTTCTTGAAAAATCCCTCTTGATAGGGGGTTTGGGGGATTTATCCCCCAACTGTCTTTCGTCTTAATGCCATTTGGGAATATGTCTCGCGCTCCCGCGCCTTTCCCCACAATCCGTCCCGATTGTCGGCGGCAACTGCAACAACGGCTCGAAATGCGGTCGCTACGTGAACGTGAACAACGCGGCGTCGAACGCGAACTGGAACATCGGCGCGTCGCTCCTCTTGCCCCTTTCGTTCTATCGGCAAACCCGCGCAAGCGGTTTTGATACCGACAATGCGAGCATATTTCCACAGCCCATGCTGAAAATTAACCCGCCAAGAGGCGCGGCTGGTAAGAGGGTGCGCCCTCCCAACGCCGCGTAGGGGATAAGAAAGGGAATGAACCTCTTTTGAAAAGCTACAACGGACTGTTCGAGCGGATGCTTGAGCATGACGAGGTTGTCGCAGCTATCGAGGATGCGGCACGGTACAAGAAAAAGCGGCGCATCGTCGCCGCGATCCTCGAACGCAAGGACGAAAAGGCAGACGAGATCATCCAAGCGATCCGCGGCGGGCGATGGCAACCGCCGCGGCACAAGGAGCAGATCATCCAAGAGGGGCCGCACCGCAAAAAGCGGAACATCCAAAAGCCCCGCTTTGACGACGAGCAGATCGTACACCACATGCTGATCCGGCAGTTTCGGCAGGTCGTACTCCCGAGGATGTACCGCTACGCCTACGGCTCGCTGCCAGAGCGCGGCACGCACGACGCGGCGGCAGTTCTGCGCCGATGGCGCGACGGCTACGACGGGAAGCGGTTCTACGGCTTCGAGGGCGACATCAGCAAGTTCTACGACAGCGTGGACGTGGAGCTGCTGGACGAGAAGCTGCGGCGGCGCATCCGCGACAAGCGGTTCAACGAGGTGTTCGACAAGGTGATCCGCACCTCCGCGCCGGGTATCGCAAAGGGCTTTTACACGTCGCCGTGGCTCTCACACTTCTTTCTTGAGGAGCTGGACGGGTACATCGTGCAGGTGCTCAAGCCCGACCACTATCTGCGCTACGTCGATAACCTGTTCATCTACCACCGAAACAAGAAAGAATTACATCGCATGGTGGAGAAAATCGACACGTTCCTCAAGGCGAGGCTGCGCCTGCGGCTCAAGGCAGATTGGCAGGTGTACCGCTTCGAGGGGCGGAACAGGAGGACGGGCGGGATCAGCGGCAGAGCGACAAACGCACTCGGCTTCATCATCCACCACGACCGCACAACGATCCGCAAGAGCATCCTCAAGCGGGCACGGGCAAAGGCGAACCACATGCGGGCGCGGCGACGATATACACGGCATGATTGCGCGTCCATGATAAGCCGGATGGGGCCGTTCCGCCACGCGGACGCCTACGGCTATTACAGGACGTGGATCAAGCCCAAGATTTCCATTCAATATTGCAAGCGGCGCATCTCCGCTTGCGCGAAAAAAGAACGAAAGGCGGCATGAACATGACGGATTTCAAGACGGTTCACAGCAGCGCGCCGGAGCGTCCGGCGGAGATCGACACCGCGAGCAGCGCGGTCTATGTCTACGAGAGACAGAACATCCGGCAGGAGGACGTCACCGTCGGCACGGGCGAGGACGCGCAGACCGTGACGGAATGGGTGTATGAGCAGCGCGAGTACACGAAGGACGAGTACGACATGATGCTCTCCCCTGCCATTCAGGGCGTGCAGCAGGCGCTTTCCGAGCTGCAACTTGCCATCGACAGTCTGTAAGGAGGTAAACGACCATGAATAACCACAGCCCGAAGTTTGAGCAGTTCAAGCGCAAGTGGCAGCTCGGCTACATCACGGAGGAAACCCTGCGCGGGTACGTGGAGCTGAACGAGCGCAAGCCCGGAAAGGGCATCACGGCGGAGGAGTTCGAGGAGATTACGGGTATTCCGTATGAGGACGGCGGCGACGAATGACGCATACGGAAGTTATCGAGGGCCTTTGCCGGATCATTGAGGAGGCACTTGCCGTCATTGAGGACGAGGGCAAGCGCCGAGAAATCCAAGAGGCGGCGCGGGCGATCATCGGAGAGGAGGACATCAACAATGGGTGAACACTTCACTTTTACGCAGCTTGCCATGACGGGCACGGTTGCGGCTATCGGGGCGATGTGGGGCAAGATCGGGTGGCTCGTTCTTTTGTGGGCGATCACGATGGGCCTTGACTATCTGACGGGCACGCTCGCGGCGCTGCACAACCACGAATGGAACAGCGACCGCGCACGTGAGGGCATCTGGCACAAGGCGGGGATGCTTGTCGTCGTAATCGTCGCGGGACTGTTCGACGTGGCGATCCACCACATCGCAAACGCGGCGGGCATCATTCTCCCGTTCGACGTGCTGGCGCTCCCGATCATCCTTTCGTGGTACACGATCACGGAACTCGGCAGCATCCTTGAGAACGCGGTCAAGATGGGGGCCGAGAACATCCCCGAATGGCTGCGCAAGGGCCTCAAGGTCGCAGGCGACACCATCGACAACGCAGGAAACGCCGCCGTCGGCGGGAAGAAAAAGGGAGGTAAAAAGTAATGCACAGCGAGGCCGTGAGTTACGTCAAGCTGTCCCCTAACCACTACGACGGGCGCAGCTACAAGGGCGAGGCGCGCAAGATCGACACGATCACCATTCACCACACGGCGGGCGTGCTGTCCGTCGAGGCGCTGGGCGAGGACTTCATGAACCCCGCACGCAAGGCGTCGAGCAACTACGGCGTCGGTAACGACGGGCGGATCGCGTGCTACGTCGAGGAGGAGAACACGGCATGGACTTCCTCGAGCCGCGACAACGACAGCAGGGCAATTACAATCGAGGTTGTAAATTCCCGAACGGGCGAGCCGTGGCCCGTGAGCGAGCAGGCGTATTCCGCCTTGATCGGGCTGCTCGTTGACATCTGCAAGCGGCACGGCATCCCGCGCCTGCTGTGGAAGAACGACAAGTCCCTCGTCGGTCAGCCGGACAAGCAGAACATGACGATCCACCGCTGGTTCTCGGCTACCGACTGCCCGGGGCAGTATCTTCTCAACCGCATGGGCGAGATCGCCGACACCGTGAACGCGCGCCTTGCGGCGCAGGAAAAGGAGGACGAGGACGTGAACGCGAAGCGTTACAACTCCCTCAAAGAGATCAGCGACGCCGAGCCGTGGGCGACGGAAACCGTGGCAAAGCTGATTGAAAAGGACATCCTGCGCGGCAGCGGCGGCTTGCGCGACGCGCAGGGCAGGCCCGCAGACCTCGACCTCTCGCGCGACATGCTGCGCCTGCTGGTCGTGAACGACCGCGCGGGACTTTACGGCGAGTAAAGGAGTGATACGACATGGCGCTTACCGATTACGACAGACAGAACCTCTCCGCCTCGCAGCAGGCGGCAGTCGAGAAAGCGACGGCGGACTGGAACGCCGCGAACGCACGCGGCGACACGGCGGGCATGGCGGCGGCACACGCCGCGGCAGAGGCGGCACGCAACAGCGCGGGCTACACGTCCGACACGTCCGGCAATTACAGCGGCAGCTACAGCTCCGGCAGCTCGGGCAGCTCCGGCGGCTCGTCCCGCTACTACGACAGCGGCGGAAGCTCGAACAGCGGCGGCTCGTCCGGCGGAAGCAGCGGCAGCTCGGGCAGCAGCTACACGCCGGGGAGCGTCATTTCCTCGACGCCAGCCGACACGAGCATCTACACCATGACGGAACAGCAGCTCCGCGACCGCGCGGCGCAGAACAGCGCAAACTGGTTCGGGGCGAACAGCGCCGAGCAGACGCGCCTGCACAACGAGAACGCGGTTATCAACGCCCTGCTTGACGCGCGGAACAACACCACGACGACCTTTGACGCCGCGACTGGCGCGTGGAACACCACGCAGGGCGCGACGTCGCGCAACGGCGAGAGCTACGTCGCCGGAACGCCCGGGTACGAGGACAACGATTCGTTCATCGGCATCTACCGCGATCCCAAGACGGGACAGGCGTACATCGCCTCGAACGGCGTGAACTTCACGGGCGCGAACGTGAACAACTGGGCGCAGGACAAGACGGACTATGCCGCGAACGCCCTGCAATCCCGCAGTCAGGACGAGATTTCGACGTGGTTGAGAAGCCGCGAGCTGAAAGCCGAAGCGCAGGGCATCGACATCAGCGGCAGCACACCCGGCATCCCGAGCAACCAGCAGATTTACGAACAATGGTGGAACGAGCGCGGGCAGTACATTCCCAACAGCTTCCGTTCGTGGGACGGCAGCGACGGCGTGGGCTACTACGGCTCGGACGAGAACGGCGACTACGGCTATTACGCCGATCCGCAGCGCACCATCAAGCTCGAGAACGGCAACTGGGGCGTGAACCCGAACAAGAGCAAGAACACCATCATCCCCGCGACCGTGCAGCAGCAGGCGCAGCAGACGCCGCAGTATCAGCAGGTGCAGGCTGGCGCATGGCAGCAGACGTACAACCCGAACGCGGCGGGCAACTATGGCGGCTACGATCTCTCCGAGTTCATCCGTCAGCAGAACGCCGCCGCGCTTGAGGCGAACCTTGCCACGCTCAAGGACAGCTACGACAAGAGCATGAGCGGATACCGCGACCTGCTCAACACGATCCCGCAAAATTACAACGCCGCGCGTAACGCCACGGCAGCGCAGGACGCCCTCGCCCGCAAGCAGTTCGACGAGCGCGCCGTCGCCGCGGGCCTCGGCAGCGGC